ATGCTGGGCAAGAAGCCCGAACCGACACATCCGGTTTGGCCGCTCCTATTTGAACTTCCCAACCCTGAAATGACGGCGGTTGAAGTAATCGAAGCGATGGTAGGCCATGTCCTCTTGAGAGGTAATGCCTACGCTCATGTTGTCCGCAATAACGCCGGCCAAGTGATCGAACTATGGCCGCTTCGACCCGACCGCGTTTGGGTTTACCGGAAGCTCGGAGAGATGGCCGAATCAAGGCCGGGCGGCGACCTTGAATACATTTACACGCCCTACGCCGGGACGCCGGTATTCCTCGGCGCCGATGAGGTTTGGCACGTCAAGGGCTTGAGCCCGGACGGCCTTCTAGGCTATGCCCCGATTCAACTACAGGCCGAGGCAATGGGCGGCGCCATCGCGTCCGAGAAGTACGCCGGTAGGTTCTTTGCGAACGACGCGAGGCCGGGCGGCGTTCTTACGCATCCGGGCTCGCTCGGCGATAAGGCTTGGAATCGTCTGCAAGAGTCCTGGAGTACCGGGCATCAGGGATTCACGAACGCCCATAAGCTCGCGATCCTCGAAGAAGGCATGGGCTGGCAGCAAGTCGGGCTATCACCCGACGACGCGCAGTTTCTACAGACTCGACAATTTAACACCGCACAAATCTCGCGTATCTTCCGCGTGTCTGGGCGGCTACTCAACGATGAGCGACACCCGAGCCGGTTAAGTGCCGAGGACGCGACGGCCGAAGACGTACGAAACATGGTTATGCCATGGACGCGGCGCTTCGAGCTTTCAATTAAGCGGGATATTCTCAATCTCAAGGCCGACAAGGATCACTTTGCGCGGTTCATGGTTGATGAGCTCATGCGGGCGAGCCTCGCGGTTCGCACTACCTACTACGCGTCAGGCCGACAGAACGGCTGGCTCAGTGCTAACGATGTGCTTCGCCATGAGGGCCAGAACACGATTGGGCCGCAGGGTGATTACTACATGGTTCCGATCAACATGGAACCGGCGAGCGCGATAGGTAAGGAGCCGGCCGACGCTACCGAGCCTACTGACCCGAAGGCACCCCCAACCACGGCCAAGGGGCCGGCGAGCTTGGACCCGTCGAAGGGTAGCGATAACAACTCGGATGCGCAGGTAGCCGAGACACGCAAGGCCGAGCACCGTACTTCTTCTTCGGTAGCTCAGCGAAAGCGGCTTAGGGCCGCGTACGCCCCGCTCTTTGCGGACGCGGTTACGCGAATCCTCAAGCGTGAGACTAAAGACGTAATGGCGGCGGCCAAGAAGGCGTTTAAACAACGCGACGGCGCTAGCTTCGATACCTGGCTTAAGAACTTCTACGACGCACCGGACGAGCATCGGGCCTTCATTCGTGAGGCTATGAGCGGGCCGGTTTCGAGTTACGTAAGGGCGATTAGCGGCGCGGCGGCCGACGAGATCGGTTCCGACGTGCCGGACCTTACGAAATTTGCGGCGTCCTATACCGACGCCTACGCGGCCCGTCACGCGGCATTCAGCCGCACGGATATAACGGCTGCACTTGCGAAGGCAGGTAATGCGCGGTCGAAGCGCGACGACGGCGAAGATGATACCGACACGACTGACGAGGAAAGGCTTGCGGCCCTGGACGCGCTCTTTACTAACATGGCGGCCAACCGGCCGGCCGAGGTCGGAGCGTACGAATCAGTCAGGGGCGATGGCGCGGTTACGCGACAGACTTATGACGCGGGCGGCGTCACGACTCTCTCATGGGTCGGCGGCGATTGCGCGTTTTGCTCGCAGTTTGCCGGGCGCTCCGTTTCGATACAAAGTAACTTCGTAGAGCCGGGGCAGTCGATCCATTCGGGCGACGCTTCGGTAACGGACTTAAACGTTTCAGGCAGTATCGGGCATCCGCCGTTGCATCGTGGGTGCGAGTGCTCCGTAGAGGCGGATAGTTCTTCGCGGTCGGCGGCTACGCCGGCCGAACAGGCGACTAACGATCAGGCAAACTTGACACGCGCCCTAGTGGTCGCGCTCAAGCGGGACGCTCCCGCGCCAGTCGTGAACATTGAGCATCATTCGCATACTCACATAGACGAGGGTGCGATTCAATCCATGAACCATATCGACCCCGGCGCGATTCAGTTAACTACCAACGTCGAAGCTCCGAAGGCTCGCGGCGTTACGGTTCTTCACGACGACGACGGCAAGGTTGTCCGCGTCGATCCGGATAGGGACTAATGGCCGAAAGTCACGTAGGCGTAGCGCCGGACGGAACAGGTAAGGCCATTGACGCTACGACAGAGACAACCGCTGACGGTACGGTCTATCGGCAGCGGGTTTCGGTCGGTAGCGTAGGCAGCGACAACGCATTAGCAATAGACGCGGCCGGGAAGATCGGCGTTAACAACTTCCCGGCGACTCAGCCGGTTTCTCTGGCGGCAGCTTCCGAGGCTGACGGGCATTCGGCAACAATCGGCACAACAACCGACCTATCGAGCGCAAGTACGCTCGTCGGGTTACTCAAGGCAATTAAAGCGTTCTTCGGCGGCGGACTCCCTGCGGCCCTGGCCGGTAGCGGCGGGCTCAAGGTTGACCTAGGCGGGACGGGCGCTAACGCCACGGCCGTTAAGGTCGATGGCTCGGCCGTTACGCAACCCGTTTCGGGGACGTTCTGGCAGGCTACGCAACCCGTATCGGCGCCAAGTCTTCCACTTCCGACCGGGGCCGCTACGGCGGCCAAACAACCGGCGCTCGGTACGGCCGGGGCGGCTAGCGCCGACGTAATATCGGTTCAGGGTGTCGCTTCAATGACAGCCTTTAAAGTCGATGGTTCGGCGGTTACTCAGCCGGTAAGCGGAACCGTTACGACAACCCCGCCCGCGAACGCTAGCGCGAACGTCGCGCAAATTGCGGGGTCGGCGGCAGTTAACCCTAGCGCTCAGGCGGGCGCATGGTTCGTTCAGTCCCGACAACTTGCGACTTATACAGCGGTCTACCGCTTAGCCGCGCGACCCTATGCGATTAGTAAGGTTTTCACGGCGGGTAGTCGCTTCCAGTTTGCGACCATTCATCACCCAGTAACGGCGACGAAAACCGTAAAACTCAAGCGTGTAGAAGTCGCCATAGAATCCGCCTCCGTGGCCGGAATCCTTATGGCGGACCTTGTGAGGATTACGGCCGCTCCGGCAACGGGCAACCCTGCAATAACTCCAAGTCCAACTAACCCCGGCGACGCGGCGGCCGAGGCGACGTGCCTTACGTTGCCGACCACGGCCGGAACGGAAGCCGCACTCCACGCAACTCTTGAATGGAACTTAGGCATTACAGGGGCGGCGAGTGTGATTAGCCCGCCTCCGGCGATTAACTGGTACACGCTTTGGCCCCAAACGCAAGGGGCATCCGAAGCGGGGGAAGATAAATTTCCTGCCATTCGAGCGGGCGTTCTTGAAGGTTTCGCGGTCACGCTTGACGAAAGCGCAGCCGCAACAGTAAAGGGATATGTCGTAATCGAATTTACCGAGGAATAGGGGCCGCTAATGCTACTGGCGCTCCGTTCTCTATGGGAGTCCGTAGCTCCCCCGCCCCCTTCGCAGGGCGGCGGCGGGCGCGGTCCATGGCGACCCCCACGAGTCAACCCCGCAGACTTTTTCGACCTTAGTAAGTTCTTTAGCGCTCCTAAGTGGGCGCGGAAGCCGCTTACCGACTTGGCACTAGCGCTCTACTTGAGCGGCCAGATAGACGAATCAACATTCGCGGCGCTCCTGGCCGCAACGGAGTAGAAATGGAATCACGACAGCAAGCCTTTAAACGTGCAATCAGGAGCGGTCATGAGCGGCGCATTATCGCGGCTGAGATTCGAGCCGAGACGGGCGACGACGGCGGTAAGGTTATCGTTGGTCACGGCGCCGTATTTAACCAAGAGGCCGAGATTTTTGAGGGCGTCTTTGAAGTCGTCCGACCGGGCGCCTTCACTAACACGATTCAGGTTGCTGACGTTCGGGCGCTCAAAAACCACGACCCGAACTACATTCTTGGCCGCAACAAGGCCGGAACGCTTAAGCTAAGTGAAGACGAGGTAGGGCTTGCGTATCGAATCCTCATTGATCCGAATGTTTCGTACGCTAACGACCTTCATTCGAGCCTGCTACGCGGGGACATTAGCCAATCGAGCTACGCCTTCCTTCCCGTTACTGAGAAGTGGACGGTGCGCGATGATGGCTCCGAATTCCGCGAGCTTATGGAAGTAGAACTTTTTGACGTGTCGCCGGTCACTTACCCGGCGTTTGTCGGCGCGGACGCTCAGGCGCGCAGCGCCCTGGCTGCGCTCGGTATCGACCCTGACGGACTCACTCGACTATCCCTAAAGCATCAGCGGGGTACCCCCCTTACGGTGGACGAACGCGTGATGCTCAAGACTGCCATTGAAGCTTACGGCGTAATGCTGGCCGCTTCCGACGCGGGGCAGGCGCCCCCATTGGAAGGCACGACCGACGATAGGGCAGGAGCCCTAAAGTTGCGACGCGCACGAATGGCATTCGTCCTGGCGACGAACTAGCGCAGTCAACTAAAC